GCCAAGAGCAGAGTGATTAACGATATTAAACCAAACCTCATTCTCTCGTATATGAGCATCCAGGTCAGTATAAGACCACCGATTCCCAACAATAAACTCATCGTTCTCGTGTGTCGCGTCATCGGGATTTTCAAACACTCCTACTAGTAGTTTGTGATAATCGATGGTTTTTTCCATCAATGATACTGATTCTAGAGCCTTTTTACCAACCAAGTCGTCCTGAATACAAAGGCCGTCATAGTGACGAGATTGAAGGGCACCCCCTACACCGATAAAATCGAACGTGCCCTCTCCGTGCGCGTCGGAGCCACGGGAGCGCTTGTGGTGAAGAGAATACGAGGTCCATGTCTCAGAGGTACCAGGGAGGATCTCAGGAAAGTGCGTACGGAAGATGGCGTTTGAGGTGTAATGACCGGAGATGCGCGAACCAAGTTTAGATGCATTGGTTATGTTCTCGGTGACAAGGAGGTTGCGGGAATCACGACGGTGGGCTGCCCGCATGTATCGAATAAACTCATCCCCATAACCGAGTTTGCGAAATCCGTCCTCGTCTTGGGAGTTGAAGGGGAGGACACGCCACATTGGGAATCCTTCGGAGCAGATAGTGCTTTTGAAGTGATCTCGGGGCAGCTCATACACATCTTTGATATGCTCCCTCTCGAGAGACCTACACCAGGGAAGGTGCAGCTTCTCTGTCAGGCGTTTGCGATTAAGTATCGTAGAGATAAAATAGTAGAGGCTCCCAAGCGCATTCAAGCGCGAGAGCCTCATCTTCTCCGCCGAGGGGAGGGCCGGGTCGATACTGACGACTTGGAACCTTTGGCTTATTACCGATCCTTCTTACGCTTCTCTGGAATCGACTTGGACGCCTTTGATTGCGTTAGCGGCCAGTTTCTCTTCGATTTCTTCTTCTTTCCTTTGGGATGCTCCTCGTGTTCGTCCTTCATTATACCTTCCCCTTATCCCCGATAGGGGCCGCAGGTGCAGTCACGGTAGGTGTATTCACAGGTTTGGGGCCTGTAGTTACGGGAGGCTTCGGATCCACTGGCGCCACTACGGGAGGCTTTGTTACGGGAGTGTTTGCTGCCTGTTTGCCAAGCTGAGGAGTCTGTGTCGAGGCTCGCAGCGCAGCTATAGCTGCCTCAATCTCCGAGACTGGGTGGTGATCACACGCGACGTGCTCGCCGCTAGTCTTCTCCCACTTATCCCGAGTCGAGCCCATACCGCAGACTACGCAAGATTTCTCAACGGCCATGTTTAATTCACCTTTTCCTTTTCAGCGGTTGCGGCGGTGTAAGATGCCGCGACGCTATTCGCCTTATTTACCACTGAGTCTAGTACATTGACTGGGAGCTCTTCCGTCGGCTTCGCATCCTCGTCTACTCGGAGTGTTTTATCCGGATCCCGATCGAGGATCTCCTTCGCTGCTGTAAGACAGGCTTTAAGATCGCGTCGTTGATTCACGGCGTCTATCAATCCCCTGACGGCGCATGGTACAGCGCGTCGTAGTTCGTTCTTAAGTAAGTGCGCGCGGCCAGCCATGCTCTCATCTAGCTTAGTAATCTGACCTGTGAAGACCGCTTGCTCCTCATCTTTGTATTCTTGCGTGAGCATGAGTTGAGCTAGGGATTGATACGACATCCCCATCAGGTCCGCGATCTTCCTGTCAGAGATGCCACACACTCGGTACCGAGCTATCTGAGGAATGCGTATATTCGTCTTTGCGTAGTTTCGGCTTGGCATGGTCGCTAGCTTGCGCCTACGGCGGGGCGTTGTCAAGATAAATAATTGAGCTCGTATCTTCTTTCCTACCAACAAGATACAATAAATAATTACCGATTCCCACTAAACCAAGGCTCGCACGGCGCTGCAAATAAAACCACTAACTCTGTTAGCGGTAATGTCACAGCGACTTACTTGCGAAGCACAGATAGGTCTGTGATACCGATCAAGTCTATGGAAACTGGAAAATTTTTCGCGGTGGTTATACATACTCATACTCGACTTCATATTTTGAGGCCGGGTGGGTTCGGCTATCTCGTTTGTTTTGTTGCGGTGAATGCGTGCTACACTATATATGTAAGTTGGGTACGATAAGTAAACGGTACCCTAGCTGGTAGGTCGGTGTAGGTGGCGGGTGTGGTACAAGCTCCGCCCAGCGGGTTGTATACCCTTTGGCGCCGATGTCAGTAAGGCAATAGCCATAGTTAGTGTCATAGTGGAGGTGTCGCTATGACAACTAAATACAACGTAGTGTTGGTGAATAACGACGGGCGTCGTGTAGTTGAGACAACGGTCGTTGGTTTGGGGAAGGATGACAAACTTGCGCGCGCTGATGCAATGAGGCAAGCGCGAAGCTTCCTGCGAAACCTACACTATAAACTAGAAGCGCGCAGCTGACACCTGCGCTATGACACTAACTAGTTCTTATCCCTACTCTGCGTCTCTCTATCTTTTAATCAAATCTCTATAGGAGGAGATATGAGCGACGTGGAAACGAAAGATGTAGTCAAGGATGATCTCGTTGTGAGGGAATATACCGAGGACGAGCTTACAAGAACGTTTACCATCAGCGTAGAAGCATACAAAATACTGATGGAAGTCGTGGACGAAGCAGATTCTCGCGGCCTGAATAGCAGCGCTCAGTTCTGGTTGGAGCGACTCACACGCCAACACGCGAAGGTAACGATGGGACTATGGAAAAAAGCGGACGACGTCTCTATTTTTACTCAAGCGCAACGTGGAAGCAAATCCGCGCAAGTTGCTTTGCTTGCGTCGTTGGGAATCAAAGGCGAAGATGCAAAAGAGTTGTTGAAAAAGATCGGGAAGTAAGTATACTTTTGGGAAACAAAGGGAGACGCAGAATAGGGATAAGGACACTAACAGTGTGTGGAGCATAAAAGGAATAAACCTTTTAGAATCAATACGAACTGTGTGTGGAGAATCAACACCCACACAGGGGGGTATGGCTTTTGAATAAAAGGTTTTTTTTATTTTTTTTTTCTGACTCCAAACTCCTGAATTGCGAATTTAGGCTCGCTGAAATATGCCATGCCCCGGTGTGTGGGTGTTGTTACTGCACACACGGGTGTTTGTTGCAAACAAAGCACTTAGCACCTAGTACTGGGTCTTGCATAGCCGTGTGCTAGTAAGCTAAAATGCCCTAGTGGCATTCCCAGTCACTAGGAGGCACCATGTCGTTAACGAAGATGTACCGAGGCAAGCCGGGAGATGAGTGTCAGTGTGGACGACGCAAGTCTATTAGGCATTGTCCCGCTTTGAGATGTGGCTCGTTTAAGATATATGCACCGAGGCCGGAGATTATAGGCGATAAGGCGGTGCAACGATTTAAGTGTATTCGTTGTGGACATCGCTTTACGGATGCGGAAACGGAGTTTTGTCTCGCACCGTTTGTGGAGACGAATTCACACGCTGCGCAACGTCAATTAAAGATAATGAACGCCGCGATCGCTGACGGCCATCCGTTGACAGATAAGGAAACACTTATCAAGCGGGGAGTTGACAGCATATTGAAAAACAATCCTGAGCTTGATGGGGCTGAAATCACTCTCACAGCGGATGAGGATCGTGCTGCTCGTCTTGATTGGGCGAATCGAAAGATTGAAGGTAGATATCATACAGAGACGAAAGAAGAATGGCTGGATAAAACACTCGCAGATAAGCGAAGAATGTATGAAGCTGCGAAACAGCCTCAAAGAGTTTTGAAGAATGAGAATGATATTTATCTGTCGTCTTATTTTGAGGAGGAGACAGGTACAGTAGAGGAGGAAACAAATGCAACAAATAAACCGCCTAAGGCAGAGTCGTAGTCGCTTGCTATTCAACGACGCGATCTCTACCATCAAACAGGAACATCGCGAACAAGTTCAGCGTGTAAAGGAGCTTACGAATGAAGACATTGTTGTTCAACCTCGCTTTGTTACTCAGTCTCTTTTTGATCGCTATGTTGCTTACGTCCGGGAACATACTACTGAGCTTAGTTGTCACCATCATAAGTTTTATTGGCATCTTTGCATGGGCTGTATGCGTGGTCGCAAGCAGGCCGATGCCTACCTTCGGTACTACCAAGAGAGGATCCAAAAAGTCTTAGCGACGATGGAGGTTAAATGAACACTGAGTTAATCGAAGAGAGGAAATATCATCAGAATTCGGATGCGGATTGCCTTCTCAATGTGGCGATGGTCCTGAGAAATATCGCACACAAGCTAGAGACGAATGAGAAGCTAGCGAAGGAGTTGTGGCCTACAACGAGGACGTGGTTCAAAATCGAAGCGGATCGCTTGCTTGAGATTAAGGATAGGTGGGTTGAGAGTCGGGAGTAAGTAACCTCCCGTGTGTATTCTCGGTATAGTAGCCAAAAGAGAAGATTGAGTCTGCTCTGCTATGGTGAGAATACACACTGGAGGTTATTTGGTATGCTCTTTGTCTTTAATGATGTAAATATCCTCTGCTTCGCATTCTATATTCGAATGGGTTGGTTTCTCGCTTCGCTATTGAGGCAACACTATTTGCTAGTCTTAGAAGGCAAGGATGATGTACAGGAGATAGAGTTATGACAGCTGAGCAATTTGTATGCCTCAATTGCCTCTCGGTTGGTGAGCTAAACCAACACGGACGATGCGGTACTTGCGATAGCGACAGCGTATTGTCTCGCGAGCGTATAGTCAGTGCTTCGCAGACTCCTCGACAAACACCGAAAGACGCCAGTGTACACGGATACCTAGTCACACATCCGTCGGGATTCGAGACGTTTGTATCCCATACAAACAGAGCAATCGCATACAACGAATGCGCCGATCCCCTGACAAAGTGGTACGTCTCAGCGGGGATGGAAGTGGACCCAGCTACGCTAACCATGAAGGCGATGACGCGTAACGAATATATTGATTGGATAAAGAGAGAGCGGTCGTAGCAATGAGCAAGTCTGATTTAGTTTTCTATGCTATCTATTTTATCGGATTCGCCATCTATCTCGTATTGTTCGGAATCATGGCGTATGAGTTGTGGCGATATTAGCTGAAAGGAAAAAGAGGTGCGAGCTATGACACTGGTATGTCCCATCTGTAACAACACACACTTCGTGTGTGATAAGTGCAAAGCAATGTGTCCTTCTTCGAAGATTGCCGTTGATGTCGGGAGTGGACATAACTACAAAGCCGGTGATATAGTGTATGGTTGCCTAAATCACCAGTGTCCCGACTTTCTTGTAGTCAAGGTGAAAAGCCTAAAATCGGGCATAGGGCTGTGTAGGGCGCATAAAATAGCGGGTACGTACCCCCCGCAAGGTGTTGATTCCAAAGGCTTTAAGACCAACTAGCCTTCGGCTAGCACTTGACATTATAATAGCGGCCTGCTAGCCTAGCTTTGCAGCCCGGTTCCCATTTCAAGCTATTCACTGTGAGGATCATATGCGATGTAGCAATAAAGCTTGTCCATATCGTACTAAATTCCTTGCATGTAGGAGTTTGGGTATCACTCCAGCTGATTTGGAAGCGGCGTTGTTTGCGATGCAATCTGCAATGGAACAATCTGCAAGGCAAGCTAAATCGAGTTCCAAGGTAGTTAAATCAAAACGAAAGAGGAACAAAAAATGAAGCAAAATACAGTCACGAAAGTGTGGTACGAAGTCGTTGGAGATGGTGGAGAGAAGTCTCGTGCATTTACGTCAGAAGAGGCTTTCAATAAGAAAGTCGCGAAGGCTACGAAAGATGGCGAAGCCGTGCCTACTCTCGTAAACCAGCTGACGTATACAGTTGCTTTCGCTGAGACTCTCGACGAGGCTCTCGCACTAGCGGGAGGGGATGAGAGCATCGCCGTCACGCACTTCAACTACGGTTCTAGCTTGCGCCAACATAATGAAGCTAGCGATATGCTCAGCGATCCCAACTTCCAGCCTCAGGATGGTCCAGTAGATATGGCGTTTTCTGTCGCTGAGAAGAGCGAAGGTCGCCGGAAGCAGACTAATGAGGAGAAGGCTGCGAAGGCTCTCGGTGTTACTGCCGAGCAGCTCATTGCGGCGCTTGCGAGCATTAAGCAGGCGAATGCAACTCAACAGCCTCAGGTTGCGAATAGCGCCTCTTAGTTTGTAGTAGCATCGCTGAAAGCGGGCGAGGTATTCCTATATCCTCGCCTCTTCAGTAGTGCAATCTAAAGATATCGTGTTCGCAGCACGAATAGCCTGCGAGGTTGTAGCTATTTAGATTGCACTACTGAGGAAACCATTAACAAAGTTAGTAGTTTTAGGTGCGAACGATGGTTACTTGCGATAGCTGCAAGAAGCAAGTTAGGATATTCGTACACGTCTATATATCTCGCTCACCGAGTTCGCCAGCGGTCAGTGCGTATCACTGCCCGACTTGCAATACGAATCCGAACGCGCCGTATTTTATGAAGTGTATGGGACCGGGATGCTTCGCAGATATACCTGCGGTTGCAGGGTATCAGAAATGCGCAAATTGTACGAATAAGCAAGCAGCGAGACAGCAGCGGTATCAGCAAGCTTCTAACTTCGTTGGAGGACCGGGAAGTCGCCCACTTTGTGGAAACTGTCGACAGCATCCGGCATTCAAAGGCGGACTTTGTCTTTCGTGTATGTCCAAAACGCAGCAAACAAAAAGAGGTGCGAGTATGGCAATAAAGTGTCGTATATTCTGGGACTGTACCCTTGGTGGGTATGTCGTTAGTAGTAGTTATAACGATAAATTCATCAACGGCCTGAAGTATGTAATACCAGCGAGTGAGAGGCATTTTGACTCCGCTACGAAGCTGTGGCATTTGACAGAGAATTATGGACAGGTCGTTAAGAATATCGCGGAGACGATGTTCAGCGCCGCTGAGGTTTCTTTCGTATCCAAACAAGTTGCGGAGCAAGCGAGAGCGTCACAGCGAAGCGCTCCTCCTCCGCCCGTAGTTGGCGTCATGTTGGCTCCTCTCGATAAACTCTTGCTTGAGTTCATGAGGCTATTGCCATACGAGGCAGCTCGGGCTGCTTTCAGAACAGCAGCGACATCCATGCATCCCGATAAGCAAAGCGGAGATGCAACGAAGATGGCTGATTTGAATGCGTTTTGGAATCAAATTTCGAGGGAGGTATATGGGAAATGAGCAAGATTGATCTAAATAAGCTAGCAACCTCCTCGCAGGTTGCAACCAAGCAAACCTTCGCGGATCGGGTGAAGGCAACTCTCGCGAACAGCACTGGTACAGACGACGAAGGCAATACGAATCCTCCAGACGAATATGCAGTCCTAGTCCCAAATCGCATCGGTATGATGCTGGATTGCAGTGGCTCTATGGGTGGTTCCTCCATCGTTAACCTACGAAGTGCCGCTGAGGAATATGTCATGGCGTGCAACTTCGCGGACACTAGCGTTGCCCTGTATACCTTCGGTGCGCATACAGAGATGCGAGGTGGCTTGACTCGCTACTCCGGTGCCTTGATTGGCTATATATCGAGGCTACAGGCGCATGGAGATACGCCGATGCACCGAGTAGTCTCCGACGCTATCGGCTCACTTCCTATGACAAGAGGCCTCCTCGTCTCAGACGGTGGAGCGAGCGATTGGGGCCATTGGCATGATAAAGATACATTTGAAGGCGATACCATCCTCGAACAATACAAAGCAGCAGGCATCCCAATTGATTGCGTGCATATCGGACAAGGTACCGATGGTGAGGCGCTTTTGCGCCGAATCGCTGAGAAAACTGGAGGTATCTTCATTAAGTTCAAAGATACCGGGAACTTTGCGAAAGCATTCAAATTCCTCGCACCAGCGAATCGAGCTCTCCTCGGTGACGGACGTAAGTTACTGAAGGAGCTCGGCGCGGATGAGGTACGATAATATGAAAAGAGCAACAACTATCCTTACTATAACATGGGATGAAGAGCGTGTTAAGAAGTGCACAGCCTTCACCTCAGAAGGCTTCGAAAGATGGAGGAAAGACAGAGGAAAGCAAGTTGTAGTCTTTATTCCACCTGTTGAGAATCGCCAATGTGATGAAGTGGCCTGGGAAGTAGTCACGGAAGAAGGATTGTCACCGAAACCGTGGGCAGGTCGCGCCTATGTTTGTAGACATATGCTGGATACGGACTAAAATGAACGCCACCTTAACAGACGAGCAACTGGAAGTCTCCGCGAAGCTAACGATGAAGATGATCGATCTTGGTCACAACGTCACCTTCATACGAGACCAAATAAGCATCGGACCTATCGTTACCGTCTATCGATTTGCGCCGAAGGCGTCGACAAAGGTATCTCACATCGAGAGCATGGCGGAGGACTTCGCCATTGCTCTCGGCGTCGAAAACGTCTTAGTTAAGAGAATACCCGGTGAGTCTTTCGTCTCTATCTGGGTTCCGAATAAAGAGAGAAACTATGTCAACTGGCGGGACACTATCACAGAGTTCTCGAAAGTTTCTGGACAAGCATACATCCCCATTAACCTCGGTGTCGACCATCTCGGCCGATCCCATATACAAGATTTATCAAGCCTCCCTCATCTTCTCATTGCTGGCAGCACAGGAAGTGGTAAGAGTACGCTCTTATCGAGCATTCTCGCATCGCTTATCTATGCTAAACGAAGCGATGAGGTGCAATTTATTCTCTCGGACACAAAGGGAGTCGACTTCGGACACTTTGAGGGAGCTCCTCATTTGCTTTTCCCTGTCGCGACGAGCGTATATAAAACTTGTGAGCAGCTCGATTGGCTCCTAGCGGAGATGGAGCGGCGTCTCTTAATACTCGGAAAACTAGGAGTAAGAAACATACATGAGCACAACCAGAACACGAACCTTAAGCGTATGTCCCACATCACTCTCGTCATTGACGAACTTGCGGACCTCCTTGGTGATAGTAGTCGAGCCTCTGCCCAAAGCAATTCGGGTCTCGGTAAGGTTTCCACGCAAAAAATTAGCGAACTTGCGCGGAAAGCTAGAGCAAGTGGAATTCACATCATTGCCGCCACTCAACGACCGAGTGTACGAGTGGTTAATGGGGATATTAAAGCCAACTTCCCCGCCAGACTTTGCTTTCGAGTACCCAGTGGTGTCGACTCGAGAACGGTCCTCGGCACCGAAGGTGCAGAATATCTCCTCGCGAGAGGAGATATGCTCTACGTCGACCCAAATAGGCCCGGACTCCACAGACTCCACGCACCAATCGCCGATATCAGAGACATCCAAGGAGCAGTCACAGTAGCTACTATGAGAGAAAGGGGATAACAATGAAAATAATGGCAGTGATGAGGCACGTTGGATTCGGTTGTAGAGACTGTGGACGGCCTGTGTTATTCTTTGAGGCTAAGACAGGAGAGGGAGGATCGTTGCAAATCGTGGACGCTCAAGAGGCATTTCGTTGCCTAACAAAGCACAATATCTATGATATCAAGCACCTCGAAGGCGCTACTTGTTGGCTGGAATCCTCTGACACAGATGTTCGGGCAGGGAGTACGGTTAAATTCTCAGACTTGACGGGGCTGTAGTACTAGCTGCGGTGCAAAATAGCTAGTACTACCACCTAACCCACACAAAACAAACCACTTAAAAGGACTTTACACGCTACTAACAATCCTGTACCCTAAGTGCCCTATGGAATCCGAACAGGTGATAACCTTCTCGGTATCGGTACGGGAATCTCTTCTTCAAAGCCTGACAAGCAAAGTCCCCCGGTGGGGAGATCGCTCCAAAGTAATTTGCAAGCTAATCGAGATGTATCTCAGAGGCGAGATACAGGTGGATCTGAGGAAAAACTAATGAAATATTTTAGAGTGTATCTCATAGATGGGGAGTACATCGAGATTGGGACCGATGCAGTAGATAAAGAAGGCAGGCTTTTCGTCACTGCAAACAACTCTCTCGCAGGAGATTGGGTTGAGAATGCAGACTCCTCGGCGGACAGGAAGTATATCGGTCGCATTGACATCAATTGGAACAACGTTATGTTTATACAAAAGTTGTAGGTGAGTAAAATCGAGAAAAAGAAAAGGGTGCGAGCCTTGAACACAGAGCCTAATCACGACCAGATTCCTGAATCACAACCAGCGACGTGTCGTTTTTGTACCGAAGGTGCGGTAGATTTCTGCCGAAAGTGTGGGCAGGAATTTTGTCGTACTCATCGGAGTCGATACAATCCCAAGCTATGCCATAATTGCGTAAGTGACGTCACACTAGATCTAGAATCAGAGCCTCTTATCGACGACGAAGGAACGGCAAGAAAAGGAAGGCACTTGAAACTAATAGGAGAAGGATGGCCGAATAGCGTAGCGGCGCTTCGCGACATGTCCGAAGATGAGCTAGAGGCTCATATCGCGGAGCTATCGCTGCGAGTAAAGCGAGCCCAACTTACGCTTGACTACAGCCAAATACTCAAGAGCGCGGCGGAGTTTGATCTCGCTGACAGACAGACATCGAAAGCAAGGGCAATGAGAACGCGGCGCGAAAACATTGAAAAGGGAGCGTTGAGGCTCAACGGTGTATCCTCGGCTACGCCACCACGTAAGTCGAGAAGAGCAACCGACAAGATACAGGTACTAATGGATACGCTTGGCCTAGACTACGAGACGGCCAAGGCGCTGTCAGCAAGTTTGGGGAAATCCTAATGGCTATCATCCTCGTAATTTGTTTCATGATTATCTTTGATATCTGGCCCTTTACGAAGAGTAAGAGATGAGCAACGACAAATCATTCTACGAAATCCTCCCAGATGGGAGGATGGCGTTTTATATCGACGCCACTCTTGTCAAAGACTTTAATATATGCGAGCAACGATTCTTCTACAAACACGTCCGAAACCAACGACCCAAGAGAATCGGCGGGAAAGAGATAAAGCCATTCTCAATGGCTATTGGAGGTTGGTGGTCGGATTGTATGGAGTCGTTCTATAACGGACTAGGCAGCAACATAGCTCTCAGCACCGAGCAGATTCAACGCATTGCAATTCAGGCGTGGGCGGACAACGCTATCGATGAAAGCGCTGCGATGCAACCCGACCAATTCGACAAGTTTGGGGACCTAGCTGGCGGCGTCTTGATGTTGCAACAGTATTATAATAGCCAATACGCCATCGACAGAGCGAGCTGGAAAGTAGTCGGTACCGAGGCTGGATTCGGATACAACAAGGAGGTGTTAGTTGGGGAAACAAACAAAGTCGTCTGCTACTGGGTCGGCAAACCCGACCTCATCGTTATTGAAGGAGATAGACTCCTCCCTATCGATCATAAAACAGTTACAAAGATTGATGGGAGAACTATCGGAAAATACAAGCCGGGTCCGCAGATGCCGGGATACTGTTTTGCACTCGAAACTGTCGCTAACTCCATTGGAATCGAACGGCGTGTTGACCGCTGCGTCGTCAATATCTGTGCGCGAGAGAGACCTTCAGACAAGCCTAGAGACGGTAAAAAGAAGCCTCGATTCATACGAGCACTCCCTCAGTATACTAGAGAGGAACTTAGTGAGTGGCGATGTCAGATGCTACGAGTCTGCGAACGGTTACGACATTGCTTGATGACACAGGATTGGATTTGGCGAGACTCGGCGTGTCATAATATATATATGCGGCCGTGTGAGTACTTGCAAGTGTGCTCAAACACGCCGATGAGCCGAGATATTATCCTAGCCTCAAGTTTCGAGTATCAGCCCCCTTGGCGGCCATATCAGGCGACAAGGAAAGAAAAAGAAGGAGATGAGTGATGACAAAGCATAGGTTAGCATGTGTGTATTGTGGAAGGAAATACAAAATAAAAGGACTATCGACGCATCAGTCCTTTTGCAAGAGCCGTCCGGTTGATCCGGTCGCTAATCGGGTAGCTGATGCAGTCGCGGTCGCTAATGAAATAGCAAGGCCATCTCTGGAGGATAACTTAAGGGAGATCTCATTCCGCGAGCGTGAGGCTAGGATCGAACTAGTCAAGGTGTTTGTGCATATGGCTCAAACGTTTACGACTATCTTTGGAGAGTGGAGGCCATGATCAATCCCGTCTCGCTCGAAACCGAACCTCCCATCACCAAGATAAAGATGCTAATCGTCGGTCCGGAGAAAAATGGCAAATCGAGACTGGCTGCTACCGCCCCGAAACCTGTGCTATTCCATGACCACGATAACAGGATTGAGGCTCTTAATGGATTCAAGGGAGTTTTTGGTATCCCTTACTCCGAACCTCCTTGGCCCAAAACTCCCGAAGCTATCCAAGACCAGCTCGACATACTGGCCCAACTCGAACAGGACCTTGATTTATCGAAACTGGTCTATAGAGGAAAGCCTCTATTCCCCTCGCTTCAACCTGGTACTATCCTCAGAACCAATGTGCTGGATAGTACAACCACTCTCGGAGCTAGTGCTCAGAGGTATGTGCTCCATACTACGAAGGATATTCGTAGGGACATTACCATTCCGAATCCGGATCCTCGGAGAACTATACAAATCCAACTCCCCGGAGGATGGGATGCTTGGAATGCCGAGATGGCTACTGTCGAGAATATTGTACTACGATTCCTCGCACTTCCTGTTAACACAATTCTTACTATGCATGAGACTGCCGAAGAAACACCCGACTCTACGTCAGAGAATCCGCGATACACGGG